CCCCCGCCGTGTTTCAATAATATCAACTACTTAAGCCCCCCACCAATATTGCCGAGGACCCCGAAAATATTTTTTTGGTCAGATTCGTCACCGGACGGTCGCTCAAATGCGAAATTTCGGGTGGAAATCACGAAGGAGGTATTCCGACAAGTGATTTCATATACTTGGAAGTAATTAAAATTGGTCTCAAATTGGTCTAGACAGTTTGTAGGTAGTACCACTATAATACTATTAATGATACCTTTTAAATCAATTAAGATAGGCTGCTTTACGTATAAAATTGTTTATGCAGATGTAAAGGTAAGCGATACGCACGGACAGACTTGTACATCAAATAAAGAGATTCTAATTTACAAAGATGACAACGAAGAAGTAATTAGGGAAACTCTCCAGCATGAAATCATGCACGCACTTATGGAAGACATAACGGACGTTATAAAAGACATGGACGAAGCTGAGAAACTAGAGGAAACCTTCATAAGGCTATTTAGCCCCAGATTAATGATGGTTATGACAGAAAACCCTAAACTAGTGAAATACTTATGGAACCAGAAGAAGTAGCATTCCGCATACTCAATAAAAGTATAGATATAGCTATACAATATATGCGCAACAACATTAGAACCCAAATGGATACCGAAGGCAACGTTAATGGATTTGTCCTATTAACCGCTCTGCGCCACATAGAGACCGATTTAAAGGTAAGGGCAACTAAGGACATGTATAATGAAAATAAATGAATTAGAGGCATTTTTGAAGGATTTCGCAGCACAAGCAAATAACATCGTTTTAAAAGGAGAATACTCCGGACAAGATATGTTCCAAGCCGTTGAATTTGTTAAACAGTGTAAACAAATATTTAATATGATCGCTGAGAAGCAAGATGTTGAGAAAGATGAAAAATAATAAAGGACTTTCAGATACAAAGCTTGAAACAGCAAGATCACTTTACATGCAATATAAAGCAGTAAGTGAAATAGCTGAAATTATTGGAGAACCCCGCACGAGTATTCAATATTACGTAAATAAAGAATGGAGAGATATAAGAGAGTTGAAAGAAGCAGAACTTATATCCGGGTTTGCAGACGAACGAGTATCTAAAATTAACACAATAGCTAAACATACAGTAGATACTATGATAAGAGCTTTAGAATCTTTAAAGAATAGAGATAAGCCACCTACAATGTTAGAAGCAAAAGCAGCAGCAACCATGTTTGAATCAATAGATAAAATTCTCCGCTTAGATAAGGGTCAAGCTACCGACATTATTGGAGAAACAAAACCCATAACAATTATAGAACTTAGAAAAGAATTTGCAGAGGCAGACCCATTCTATTTAGAGGAAGAAAATGATAAAGATGTTAAAGACAATAATTAAATCTATTTGTATAGTAGCCTTACTTTTTATTAGCTCCGTATTAGGTCCAGAAATACATGAATCATATTTGGTACAAGTAAAAGGAAGATCGGTAGTTAAATTAGGAAATCCTAAAAAAGGCTCCGGAACAGGTTTTCAGATAGAGTACGGTGGAAAACAATTTATCCTAACCAATAGACACGTGTGCGATTTGGGTAACAGATTTCTACATGCTCAAACATATAAAGGTCAAGCAATAGTAGAAGTCATAAAGAAAAGTAAAAAATACGATTTATGTATTGTTTCTGAAATAGAAGGATTACCTTCGTTATCCTTATCAGAAGGAAGATCCATTCAACAAAAAGTATACACTATAGGGCACCCTCTAGGTTTAGGTAAAACAATAGTTGACGGAAGAATAATAGAAAGAATAAATGTAACAGTACAGGTAGATTGTAACTTAGATTTAGAAAATAAAAGAATGGAAAAAGTAAATTCTTTCTTTGGTCCTTTAGAAATATGTGTAGCAGACTATCTTTCTTTAAGACTATCAAATGTAACATTTCCAGGAAATTCAGGAAGCCCTGTACTAAACATAATAGGTAATGTAGTTGGGGTAATATTCGCAGGAACAAACGGAATAGAAAACCTAGGGTACATGGTACCTCTATACCAAGTTAAGGACTTTCTTGAGTCAAAATAAATTAGCAAATAATTCACATAAGCTTACGCTACAAATACTTAAAGACCTCCATAAGTATTGGAAGCCACATCAAGGACAGATGAAAGCTTTATCTCCTTTAATAAATGGTGAAGACTGTTCTCTCCTATTTGTGCAATGTGGGCGTAAATGGGGGAAAACAGACACCGCTATTTATATTCTGTGGAGATACGCATTATTGAACCCAGGATCTACATGTTATTACATAGGTCCACAGTTAGACCACGCACGTAAACTAGTATGGACAAATAGAAGATTACAAAAATTTGGATCTGAGAAAGACGAGGCAGGAAGAATTGTACCTGGTGGAGAAGATGCGCTAAATAAATATATACACAAAGTAAATGAGTCATCATCCCGAATGTATTTAAAAAATGGATCTACAATAGAACTAATAGGGTCAGAAAACTGGGGAGTTGCAAATGGGTTAACCCCCGATATTGCAGTTTATGACGAGTTTAAAATATTTAAAACACAATGGCACACAGAATTTAATCCAAACAGAATTGTTAGGAAAGCTCCTTTAGTAATCATAGGCACACCCCCAAAACCAGGGGATTGTAATAAAGAAGAATATGTAAAAGTTTCAAAACAAGCACAAGAAAGAGATGACCAAAGACACATAGTTGCCTCCTCATTTGAAAATAATCACATCCCTAAAGAAGCTATAGATTCTGAAATAGAAATCCTTAAACAAAGAGGGGAACATGATGTTATTCAACGAGAATATTATGCCCAGCTGGTATACGGTGGAGCAGGCTCTATATTCCCTATGTTTTCCCCTGATCGCCACATGCATAATCACAGCGATATTACGAATGAAATCAGACGTGACATCAAAAAGCTTGATTGGTACTGTATTACAGATCCCGGTACTACTACTTGTTTTGCAGCTCTATTTGCAGCTGTTAACCCATATACTAAACAAATATATATACTAGATGAGCTATATGAAACCGACCAATTAGAAACCTCTACTTCTAAAATGTTTCCCCAAATGCAAACTAAAATGCAAGAATTCTACCCTCACGGAGATATAGAAGAGGATTGGTTAAAGGTATATGATGAGGCAGCCGCCTGGTTTGCCGGCGAAGTAATGGCACAATATGACTCTTATTTCATGCAGACAGCAAAACACATGAATAAAAAAGAACACGGAATAAGTTTAATAAAAGATATACTTGTTCATGACCTGGTTAAGATATCAAACAGATGTATTATGCTTAAAACTGAAATACTTAACTATGTAAAAGACCATAATGGAAATATCCCAAAACATCACGACCATTTAATAGATTGTTTACGGTATTTATTGGCAGCAGACCACTATAATATGATAGAAGCCCTTGAAATCATTAGAAATAAAGACTCAGATAGGAGTTATTCTAGAAGATTAGGGGACGACTGGAAAAATAAAGATATATTAGATAATGATTGGACAAAATCAGCAGATAAGTTTTTTAAAGGGAGATAACTATGGATATGCTAACAATTACAACGGTTTTTAGCCTCTTAGCTTGCATAATTTCAGGCATTAGTCTTACAATAGGACTATATTGTATGGTAAAACTAATTGCCATGGAGAAAAGTACACACTCTATACAATATGTACCAATTGATGAAGAGTGGGCAACAGACTCTAAAGATATTGAAAAGATTAACAAGTCTTTAAAAGAAGAAAAAGAAGAAGTTTTTTACGGGATATAATAAATGAGTGGAATTTTTGACGAATATGCTAATAATAAAGGCGAATATGATTCGTTAGATATTAAACCGTTTCACACCGTAAGAAAAAAATCAGAAAAAGAAAAACTAATCTGGTTAAATAACGCATTTCAATCGCTCTTAAAGCATTCTGCTGCGAGACACCACGATCTTAAAAAAAACTTGGCAGCATATAGAGGGTTATCTAGGGGTTTTCAGTCCCGATCAACACCTAGAAGAGAACACCTACCAGAATCTAAGTCAGAAAGACTAATCGTAAATCATTTATATGATATGGTAGAAACGAAAGTAGCCCAGCTTTCCAGATTAAAGCCCTCTATACAAGTTCTCCCTAAAAACGATGAGTTCGGAGATAAAAACGCAGCGCTAGCCTCTAAAATGTTAATAGATCATATTTTTGAACAAAACGCTTTAGACTCCATAGAAAGACAAGCACAAAAACATAAAAAAATATTTGGGGAAGCCTATTTATTTACTATTTGGAATAAAGACTTAAGTGAGTCACACCCCGACGCAGGATTAGTATTACCTGACGGTTCTGTAGTTGATCCAGACCTAAAAATCGGAGATGTGGAAAACTTTGTTGAACTTCCTTGGCGAGTTCTTATAGAACCAGCAGATACCTACCAAAAATCTAAGTATGCTTTTAGAATTTCCGTAGAACATGTAGATGATTTAAAACAAACCTATAAAGAAAAAAGAAAAGAAATAAAAGAAGACGATGCAGCATCTATGTTTGACATCTCTTCTATGGAAAACATTAAATTAAAAGGTCAAACTATAGTTATAGAGTTTTGGCATAAAAAAACAAAAGGAACTCCTGGAGTTTATTTTAAATTTACAAAAGATGTAATTTTAGAAGAGACAACAGATCCATATAGCCACGGAGATTTCCCATTTACTAGAGTTACGGACTTAGATATGCCAGGAGAGCTTCACGGCGTTTCAGCAATGGAACAAGTAAAGCAAATCCAAAGTATGCATAACTCTATTTCTAGTCTAATAGCTAAAAATATCTATTTAACAGCCCACCCAAAATGGTTAGTTCCGAAAGGAGCAGCTAAAATAGAATCATTAGGTAACGATGCAACTATAGTTCAGTTTCAAGGACAGATACCTCCACAATTAGCGACGTACAGCTCAAACAGTGCTGAAGTATATACCTTTAGAGCAACGCTAAAAGAAGAAATGGAACAAGTATACGGTGTACACGGAGTATCTAGAGGTCAACCCCCAGGTGGAGTTACAGCTGCAGTTGCTTTACAATTTTTAAACGAACAAGAAGCAGAAAGAGCATCTGAAGAAATAAGTAAAAAGAATGAATTCATCAAGGCAATAGCTAAAAAAATCCTAGCGGTAGCCGGAGATTATTACGAAACTGAAGATAATAGACTGATAAGAATTTTAGGAAAAGAAAATGAGTATTTACTTAGGCATTTTGATGCTGCTAATCTTTCTAAACCATATGATATCAAAATAGATTTAGGAAACGCTATTGCAGATTCAAAAGCAGGAAAAACTCAAAGAATCATAGAACTAATACAGTATAAGCCTGACGCACTTACTGCAGAACAAACTGTAGAGCTACTAGAGCTAGGCAGTGCAGAAAAAGCAGTAAACATGATTACAGCTGCGGTTAGAACAGCAGAATCAGAAATAGAAGATATACTACAAGGAAAAGCAGTAGCCGATCCAGAGCCATTCGATGACCTTATTGTTCATTGGAGAGTAAAAGTAAAAGCAATGCAGTCTAGATCCTTTAAAGAGGAAGTACCTCCTGAATTTAGAGAAGCATTAAAAGAAAATGTAGCAATGATTGAATTCCTAGCAGTAGAAAAAGCACAAGAGAATCCAAAGTTTCAAGCAGAATTAGCTCAACTTTCTCTTTTTCCTTTGTTCTACAAGCAAGGATTTACACCTGCATCAGCAGAACAACAAGCTACACTAGTACAAGGACAAGCAAATAGAGGCGAGCAAGTAACTGGAGCAATACCTGCTTCAGATCCTGGAGCATTGCCTGGAGAAGTAAAGGGAGAATAATGAGTAATTTTAATGAAGTAAGTGTTTCTGACACAATGGAAAATCTAATGTCTGACGATCTATCAATGAATGATAATTCAAAATCATTTAGTGAAATCGAAGGAGCAACAGTAGATAAAACCCCAACAGAGTTATTAAAAGAAGCTAAAAAAGAAGTTAAGGCTGCTAACGCACCTGAAAAAACTACAAAAAGAGCAGAAGTTAAGTCTGAAGATACAGATTCCAGTACTCAGGCAGCTACAACAAAAAATGCTAGCGAAAAACAACCACAAGACGCAGCTAGTGAATTAAATGAAGATCTAGAAGCAGAAATGATTAAATCTTTAAAAGCATTTAGAGGAGAACAAGAGTTTGAAATTCCTGAAGATGCAAATATAAAGGTAAAAATAGATGGAGAAGAAATCGACGTTTCTTTATCCGATCTTAGAAATAACTATAGTGGAAAAACCGCTTGGGATAAAAAATTTACAGAATTAGATAAAGAAAGACAAGAATATACTAACGATAAAAAAGTAGTAGAGAAGTACATTAACGAGTTTAGAGAAATAGCTCAAAACGGTACTCCTCAACAAGCTTTAGAACATTTTGCTAAAATAGCTGGTCAAAATCCTTTAGATTTTAGACAAGCAATGAGAGAAACATTCTTTAAAGAGTTTCAAGAAAGACAAGGAATGAGTGAAGCAGAAGTTAAAGCTTTAAATTTAAGTGAAGAAAATGAATACTTGCGACGACAACAGGAGTCTGAATCTTCTAGACTTGCGGAAAGCCAAACCCTTAGGGAAGCTGAAAACAAGATCCTAAATTTTCAGGAAACTCACGGTTTGACGGATGAGCAATTAGTTTCTCTATACGATTCGGTTCAAGAAAATCTTGGCGGAGATCAATCAGACGATGCGGTTCTAAATGCGCTGGCTAACAAGGTAGTTGATCAGCAGGCAATGGAAGGGGCAGCATACTTATTGAAAAGCGTCGATGAAAGTTTTGCAACAGAAGAAAACGCACTGGCAATTAAAGAAATGATGATGAACAATCCGGACCTTTCAGAATCAGACTTTAAAGAAATTATCCAGGAAGCTTTCGGTGTAAAGGAACAAAAAATAAGTAAGAAAGCGCAAGCAGCGGTAAAAAAGGATACAAAAGAATCCAAGCCTAAGCAAGCGAAAGAAACTTATGCGTCGTTTGACGAACTAGACTTATATTAACAACAATACAATTTATACAGGAGTATAAGAAATGAGTGAACCTAGAACATTTAGTATCCAAGAGGCATCAGCCTTATTTAAAATTCATTATGACAAACTTTCTCAAAACGTCTATAACAGTGCTAACGTACTTTTAGGACGAGTTAAGAAATCTTACGATTTTGTTGGTAAGAAAAGACACATCGCTGTTCCACAATCTTTTAGTGGTGGTGTTGGTTCTGGAAAATTACCAAAAGCAAACACTGCAAAATATGCTGAGGCTTTAATCGAGTCTAAAAAAGTATATGCTGTAGTTGATATTGATAGAGAAACTATCAAAGCAGCTATGAAAGACGAAGGTTCTTATATTAGAGCTACTAAAGAAGTAGTTGAAAAAGGCGTAGAGTCTTTTATGAGAAACATGAGTCGTATCCTTTTCAATGATGGAACAGGGTCTTTAGCAACTTTAGACGGAGCTACTGCCATTACTGGTACAGGAACTGAAATCGACCCATACGTAGCTATTCTTTCTGCAAGTGCAAAAGAAGCTAACATTGAAGAGCGGGATCTAGTTAACGCTGGAAACGAGGAAACTCTTTTAGAAGTTCTTGATTACAATCCAGACACTAAAGAAATTCAGCTTTGCGGTACTTCAGCTCTTTTAGCTGGTGGAGACAACACTGTTACTCTTTATATGCAAAATTCAAGAAACAATGACCCAGAAGGGATCAAAGGTGTTCTTGATGCAACTTCAGGATCTAAATACAGCATTGATATCGCTAGACGATGGAAATCAGTTCAAATTGATGCAGCTAGTGCTGCTATTAGTACTGATCTTATGAACAGTGCAATGCTTAAAGTTGAGAAGAGAACCGGTAAAGTTCCTAACCTTATCCTTACTTCTTACTTACAATTCCAAAAACTTCTTCAATTACAAGAGGACCACAAGAGATACCCTATCCCTAACAGAGCAGGTGTAAAAGATAAGAACGGTTCCGTACTTTCTTTCTCTGGTGTTCAGTTTATGTCAACTTCTGGTCCAGTGCCTGTTGTTGCTGAGCGTTTTTGTGAAGATGATAGAATGTATTTCCTAAATGATAACTTTATCCACATCTACCACAGACCAGACTTTGGTTGGTTTGATGATGATGGAACTGTTTTCCTTAGAAAAGCAGAAGCTGATGAGTATGAAGCACGTTATGGCGGATACTTACAAGTTTACATCAACCCTAACTACCATGCAGTAATTAGCGGTCTTTCTGTTGCTTAATAAAAAATAGAGAGGCTCTCCCTCCTCTCTAGCCCCCTTAGACACCGTTCTTTGGGGGTTCTTTTAGGGAATTTAAATAGATGAGTCAAACGCACATAAACTATAATGATAAATATCATAGAGTTATAAAATTCTCCCAAGGAGGAGTGATAACGAGTGCGCAATCTATTACTTTATCGAGAGACAAAGAACAATTTTTATCTACAGAAAATACTCTTAGAATAAGCTGTGCAGATGTAAACGCTAACAACGTTATAGAATTACAGGTTAAACTTTTAAGCGAAACTACGTGGACAACTTTAGGTTCAATAACTGGTCCCACATCTAAAACATTTGACATAAGTACATGGGATCAGATTAGATACAACGTAAGTAATTTCGATGCTCCAGGCACAGGAATTATGCATGTTTCCGGGTTTGTATCACAACTAAATGCAGACGCTAGTTCAGCCGATTTTGTTAAGATAACCGACACGAATGGAAACGATTTAGTATTAGAGTTGCAAGATGGCAAATATGTCATTCCAGTCACTTTTAATACTCCAAGTACTACACCTAAAATAAGTAACTTAGCTATTGCAGTTGAAAATACTATTTACAGTGTTTTATTTGAAAATAACGCAAGCAAGATAATGGTACAACAAAGAGAAACAGGAACTGTTCAAATATCTTTTGACCCTGCCTTCTCCACGTACATAACCCTTCCTAACGGAACGACATATACCGAATCTGACTTGAATTTACAGGGAGTTACATTGTATTTTCGATCAACAAAAACAGGTACTCTAGAGGTCCTAGAGTGGTATACTTAGGAGGTATAATTAATGATCAGTAAACACAAAATTACATTTGATCCAGCAGAAAATGATGACTATGACGTAGTAGCATCATATCTAAAGGCGGCGGACGGGACTTTGATCACCCACACCGGCGGAGCATTGGATGTAAACATTAAAACATCCGATATTGCTATCGAGGTGGAACTTGATCACGCTAATGACAGCGTCAAAGTAGGTGACGGCACAGACTTCTTAGAAGTTAATGCTGATGGATCTATTAACGCAGTAGTTAGTGCAACAGACCTAGACATCCGTGACTTAGCTTTTGCTACAGACAAAGTTGATGTTACTGGTTCTGAAGTTTCTTTAGATGCAGCTACTTTAGCCGCTCTAGAGCAAGTAACTGTAAGCGCAACTGATTTAGATATCAGAGATCTTACGTTCGCAACAGACAAAGTAGACGTAACAGGTTCAGAAGTATCTCTTGATGCTGCTACCTTAGCTGCTTTGGAAAGTGTAACTGTTTCTGCAACAGATTTAGACATTAGAGATCTAAGCTCTTCTCAAGATAGCGTAAGTATCGGAGATGGTACAGATTTTCTAGCGGTAAACACTGATGGGTCTATCAACGTTCTTTCACAAGACGCAGGATACTCAAGTTGTGTAAACAGTGCAGTATCTGTTGGCACTACTGCCACAGATTTAGTAGCTGCCGATTTGGCGAATAGAAAAGAAATTACTATTCAAAATATGGGTGCTAAAGAAATTTACATTGGATGTGATGCATCTGTTACAATTGCTAACGGCATTATTGTACCTAGAGGAGCTACAGCTTCTTTCAAACTAGGACCTGCAATTAATGTTCACGCAATCACAGATTCCGGAACTGCCGATGTAAGGATTTTGGAGTTAGCATAATGACTGACAAAGAGAAAATAGAGTTTCTTTTAACCCTTCTTAAGGAAGAGGAATTTAAAATGGGGGTGGAAAAAGCTTCCGCCCTCCTTCAATCCTACAGATGGTTAATAGACAAGCTAAAGGAACAAGAGAGTAAATAATGGCAATAAGTTATAGTGGAGAGTACAACGAAGTCAATGATGGACAATATTTGTCCTCCAATATAACTGTTGGCACTACAGAAATCGAAGCAAAAGTAGGGGCGAGCAGACTAGTAGGAAGACAAAGGCTAAGAATATATAACGACTCATCTGTAACAATATATTTTGGACCTTCTGGAGTATCTACGACATCCGGCGAACCCCTTTTAAAAAAACAATGGATAGAACTAGAGTTTGGAGACATAGGTGTCTTTGTTATAGCTGGATCAGCAGGAAATAATGTTATAATACAGGAGGTTTCATGACAAGTAGAAAATCTCAAGTAGCAGAATCCACACCTTTTGATAACGATACTAATGGATTTATATCAGAAGATGTTCAAGGAGCAATAGAAGAGCTATCCCAAACAATAGCTACATCGGCTTCTCCAGGATTTTCATTTGGTAGAGCATCTAACGTAACATCAGGTACATGGTTACAGTGTGAAGGCGTTCCTTCTAATAAAGCAGGAAGATTTGTTTATATAAATTCTGCAACAATAGAAAAGTTATTTATATCATCTGAAACAATATCCACATACACTATAGAAATATATACCCATGAAGGAGATGCAACTAATTTAACACTAATATCTTCAGCTACGGTAACCTCAGCTAGAGGAGGAGTATTTACCATATCTCAAGCTATAACTACCAATACACAAATAGCCTTACGTCTTAGCGCAGGATCAGCTAGAAACATAGTGGCAGGTTTAGAACTATCAGGGAGTAATTAATGAGTAAAATAGTAAAAAACAATACAGCAAGTCCACTTATAATATCAGACGTAGGTATAACAATAGCAGCCAGTAGCCAATATACTATACCTGCACAAGATTACCTACTTTGGGCAGCATCAGATGACATCATAGTATCTATAGGATCAGGAGATGCAACAGTAAACGACGGATCTGTAGACTTAAGTAACTCAGATGGAGTAAAACTATTACAAGGAATATTTCCAAGCTCAGTGGGCGTAATAGGGGGATCAGACGATACTAGAATAGGCAACGAGGGCGATAAACTAAAAGTAGTATTATCTCCAATAGACCCAGGAAACTTTAACACATTTAAATCAAATACCGAAGTAAACCTAACCAGCAACACAACCTACAACAACCTACACACAGTTAATGGCTCAGGAGTATTAGTAGGTGCAACTTTTGTAGTAGATAATGATGAAGTAGATTGTAGAATACTTATAGATAACAACGTAATATTTGATTTTAATGGACAATTTCTTTCTGAAGTAGTTAACAAAGATGGTATTTTTACAGCATCAGGGATATTTGGATCAACAAAGGATGGTAAAAGATTATATTTTACGCCAAGTACTCCCATAGCTTATAACACCTCTTTAGTGTTTCAAGCTAGAAAGTCAGGTAAAAAAGTTAAATATCAACTCTACACGTATTCGGCGGTATAAAATGATACAATTAAAATACAATGAAATAAAAGCTCTAATACAAGAAGGAAACGTAGAATATAAAAGCGTAGAAGCCTTAAGTAAAATAACCATATTTGCATTTGACGATCAATTTAATGTTTATTGTGAAGTATACAAAAACAGCGATGAGCATATAGAATATTTAGCAACTTTTGCAAGCTCTGAATCATCAAAACTAAAAAAAGATTATTCACCCGCCTTTAATTCAAAAAGCTTACCAAATGGACAAAAACTATTTAAACGAGTCCATGGAGCAGGATCAGTAAGCATACCAGCAGGACAAACGGGAATAATAGATTTTTCTGTACCATATACCCATGCCAAAATATCGGGAGCTGAAGTATTTGGTGGAAATCATTTAGACACTATAGATTTATTTATACTGGACACAGACACAAATACATATAGCGGAGCACCTATAGAGTATCCCAATTATTTATTAAATCAATTTGCCTTTGACGTAAACTTATCCCCGTCAGGACAATATTTAAGTAACTCTAACTACGATGCAGACTTATATCAATCAATGGTAATAAGTTGTGCAATTAAAAATAATGGAACAGAAACAAAAATAATTTCTATAAACTTTATTTTACACGAAGTAGTATGAGAATAGAATATCTATTTACTAAATCTAGAAATAACAAGTTAGGCAGTAGACTAATATCCTGGTCAACAGGTAAATTACATCCTGAACTAAATCCGTGCTCTCATGTTGCAATTAAACTGGGTCCAATAATAATAGAATCTACGTTAAAAAACGGAGCACAAATACAGCCATATTCGGAATGGATAAAACACCACGTCGTAGTATACGCATTTAAATGCTCAGAAGATAGAAAAGCAGTAGAAGTAATAGATAAAGTGTTTAAATCATTCTGGGGAAAATGCTATGACTATGCAGGAATATTATTTTTTTCTTGGCGCATGTTAGGTTTTATCCTATTTAAAAAGCCATTACCCAAGATAAATAGGTGGCAATCCAGTAAAAAATACTTTTGTGTAGAGATGATAGAAAAAATAACAGGTCAAGATTATCAGATGACCTCACCCATACAACTCGTAAGTATCTGGAAACAGGTAGGACTCGAGGAGCTAAGTGTTGAGAACTACAAGGATTAATTGCATGATTATAGGCAGTACCATTATAATACTAATTAAGGGAGAAAAATGGCTGTAACTAACCGTGGAATACTTTTAAAGTCAGACATCGTTAAAAACGGTCTTTTGGAAGGTGTAAAAACCCAAGTAGCACACAACGCACACGAGCTTATCGTAAGTCTCTTATTAGAGGACGTTAAAGGTGGAAGCTACACAGGTAAACTATACCATTCATTTGACGGAATTAACTGGAAGCTTTTAGAAGAATTAAACTGTGACGAGAAGCTAGTTTTTGACTGTAAGTCAATTACTCAACCAATATTTCCGTGGCTTAAGGCGGAATTAGAGGCTAAGGACATTAAGAAAAAGAAGGGTGCTAGCGCTGCGCTCTCTATTCACTATAGGTAGGAGTAATTTTGAGTACCATTAAGGCATATCCCAAAAAAGAAAGATCAGTATCTGACGTAACTGAACCTAAATACGTTACAGCAACAGAACCCAGCAATGATTCCGAAAAGCTAGCATTAGATGTAAATATTGCAAACGCAACTGCAGCTATAGCTTTTACAGCAGGGGCTTTACAATATAACTTAGACGGTGTAGATACTGAAGTCAGCGAAGACACAGTAACTCCAGCAAATTCAAAACCATTACCGGTAAAATTAGTAGGAGCTTCCGGAGATATTAATATAACTGCCGGAGATCTAAACGTAGCAATAGACGCTGCAAATGATTCTGTAAGACTTGGAGACGGTACCAATCTAAGCATAGTAAACGCTTCAGGAGAGCTTTTAGTAAAAGACGGAGCCATAGAAACAGGTATAGCGGGATTACAATTATCATTAGATGCAATAAATACAGAATTAGACAATATAAGCTTAGAACTTGCAGATGTAAACACAGAATTAGATTTACAAACAACAGCTTTAAACTCTTTAGACGCCAAAGACTTTGCTACCGAAACTAGCCTAAGTGCTTTAAACGCAAAAGTAACCTCAGTAGACACCACAGGAAAATCAACAGAAGCAAAACAAGACTCTATAATCCTTGAATTACAAGATATAGAATTAGACGTAGAAGCAACAAATACCAAATTAGATACAGTTATAACAGAACAAGCAGCTCAAGGCATATCTCTAGATGATGTAAATACAGAATTAGATAGCCAAACGGTAATTTTAACATCTTTAGACGGCAAAGATTACGCTTTAGCTGCTAATCAAACAACTGCAAACGCTTCCTTGGCTAACATAGAATCGGACTTAAATGAGTTAAATGCAAGATTAGCCGGAAACTTAGTTCCAGAAACTTTTGATTATTTAGAATTAGCTTATGTTACTTCCGGAAATGGAATTGGCGAAATAGAAACAGTTATATATAAAACAGGCGGAGCTGCAGGAACTACGGTGGCAACACTAACTCTAGCATACGATGTTTCAAACAATTTAACCTCTGTGACTAGGAGCTAGGGATGGCATTTAAGTTCAACCCGATCAGCGGAAACCTAGATTTAGTAAATAGCGCAGAACAAGAAATCTTAAAAGGAGACTTCTCAGCAGCAAACAATCAAAGCACTGTAGCGAATGTAACAGGACTTGATTTAGCCTCTATAACAGGCGTCGCCTTTGAAATATTATTGGTAGCCAAACTAGATGCGACAAGCAATGACACAATCTTTTATTCTCTTCAAGCAGTGAATGAAGGATCTGATTATGTCATAGCACAACAACAAAATAAACAAAACTCTTTAAATATTAATTTTTCAGTAACCTCTATAGGACAAATACAATATACATCAGACAACTATGCTGGTTTTGTGTCTTTAGATTTTTCTTGGAAAATAATTAAACTATAAAGGAAAAAACATGACTCAAGTTGTAAAATATCATTCATTAGGTTTGGGCTTAGAACCACAATCCGCAGATCCAATTGCTCCTTCACAAGGTCAATTACAGTACTCCGATGGAACAGTTAGAGAAGAAGGATTATGGCAATTTGACGGTACTAATTGGGTAAGAGTAGGGGGAGGATCCTCAGGAATTAATTATGTAGACGGATTTGAAAACACGGTTGATTGGGTATCTTCAGACATAACTAAAATAAATATAAACGAAAACACAACAAACGCTCAAAGAGGCACAAAAGATGTAGAAATAATAAAAGAGGCAGCAATAAGCGGTCTTAACGAATATGCGTCTTATGCGTTCACTATAGACAGAGCAGACAGAGGTAAAATACTACCTATAAAAGCAGATTATATAACTGGAGCAAACGTTTTAGATGATGATTTTGAAATTGTTATTTATGATGTTACAAACGCAATAGAGCTTCCAGTAACTAATGAGTTTATAAAACTAAGTCCTCCAGCAGGATTATCTAAAAGACTAGATCAAACTTCTTTTCAAACAGCGGACGACTCTGTTTCTTACGAGCTAAGAATATATGTGAGAAGAAATACAACCTCAGAATTATCTCTATTCGTGGATGATTTAAGTGTAGGTCCGGATCAAGTATTAGAAACCGGGGCACAAATATTTTTTAGAGTAGCTAGAGCTACGACTCAAAATATTGCAGATTCTGCAGATATTACGGTCCAGTACAACGTTGTTCAGGAAGACAGTTTTTCTGCTTACGACATAGGGACTTTTGAATACGTGATACCTGTAACAGGGTTGTATGAAATAAATGCAAGAGCAGACTTGACAGGCGCCAACACAAACGGAAATGTTCGATCTATTTTTTTCATAGACGTAAACAATAGTGGATCAATCGAGACAATATTAGATACAGCCCCAGGAAACGGATCTGGAAACTACACTCTTTTTTCTATGAACGGAACTATAAAAAAGAGATTCACCGTAGGAGACAGAATAGAGATAAAAATAAATCAAAACACAGGGGCAACCAGAAGTACGGCAGGAGCAGAAGCAAATAATTACTGGGAAATACTTAAGATAGGAAACTAAAATATGCCATTTTTAAACGTAGGTGCCAACGGCAACGATTTAACTCTACAACTACCTACCCGGTCTACAACAGATTGGGCAGATGAGTTTCTAACCAACTTTGCTGCAAAGATTAGTACCCATGACCATACAGGCGCTGGACGAGGAGCACAACTAGGTTCAGGAGCATTTGCCAACTCTTCAATAACAGCTGATAAAATATTATTAGCAAACAATACTGCTCTAAAATGGAGAGACTCTGCTCTTCTAATACAAGACGTAATGAAGTTAAATTCTTCTAATCTATTTGAAATACTTTATCCTATTATAAGCGAGCAAATTATTTCCAATAAAGAAGTAAGTCTTGTAAATAATACTACAGATCAAGTAATTTTAGAATTAGGATCTTCGGAATCAATTAAAGTAGAATATAAAATTAAAAGAATAGGTACTGACAATAAAGAAGAAAAAGGGGAAATACTAATAAACAATATAGACGGTTCTTATATATTTTCAAAAGAGTATATAGGAGATGTATCTGGGGCTACTTTTAAAATAGTAGGGTCCCAATTATTAGTAGATCTAAATGATAACGTAGGTTCTTCTTCCGAAAGTATTTTTTTACAAAGCATTAAATTAGGAGTATAAATGGAAAAAGAAAAAGAAATAGATTTTTCTAAAGTTATGAGTCTTATACAGGGCATACAACAAAATAATCAAGCATCCGCTGCCCAAGCAGGAACAAATCAACAACAAATGAGAGCAGCAGAAGCTGCGGCTAATAACTCAGTTGCCTCAGGAGTTACCCAAGGGACTGCAATAGGGTCTAAATTTGGAGGGACAGGAGCGGCAATAGGTGCTGGAGTTGGTGCTGTTTCAGGTCTTTTAAGTAAAGGATCTAAAAAAAGACAAGCAAAAGATGCTAAAAATAGAGCATTAGCTGATATTGAAAAAGATAAACAAGATCAAGTAGCTACTCAAATAGGTGGAATTATTAACAATCTTAGAGGAATTTTGTAATGCCAATACAAAAAGGATACCCCATGAATGAAGAAATGAAGAAAAAACTAGAACAAGCTTTAAAAGATAAGAAAAAAGAAAAACTTAAAACTAGTATAGCTGAACAGATTAATTTTGGAAACAACTATAAGAAGAAAAAATAATGAGAAGAGTAGACCGACTTATCAAACAAATTCGTATTCAAACAGAGAATGAAGATAGTGGTCTTAACTACGGAATTAAGACTGAAGAGTTCTTACAGTATATTAACGATGCTCAACATCGACTACAGTCTCTAATAACGGCAATGCACGAACATGCGTTTGTTCAAGAAGATATACAATCGGTTTCTAAAGGAAAGCAAGAATATGCTTTACCCGACTTAGCTTTGATGAACAATAAAGTTGTTTCTGTAGAATACAGTCCTACAACATTTGAAGACGACTATTATCACTTAACGCCTAGAAATCTACATATAAGAAGTACATATTTAGAAGCATATCCTGACGGATACATAAGAAGATCAGGTAAAATACTTTTACAACCGACCCCTTCTCAATCAGGTAATCTTAGAATTAATTACGTTAAAAGAGTATACGATCTAGATATCAGAAGAGGAGTTATATCTGTAGCTACTCAATCAGGCAATACCATTACATCTCTTTTAGCAGATGTTTCAAGCTCTAAAACACCTTTAGATTTTGAGTTGTTACAAGATAGTGATTATATATGTATAGTAGATAAAAACGGGCAAATGGTAGCTAGAAACATACCCATAGAAGGATTAAATACTGCTACAGGTGAAATTTCCATAGAAGCTGGTTTTCAATTAGACGGTGAAGTTATCTCTGTAGGAAACTATATAACTGCAGGTAAAGATGTGGTTACACATAGTGAATTACCTAAAATGACCGAAAGGTATTTAATTGCTTATGCTGCTTGGAAAATATTGAAAAGAGATTCTTCCGTAGACTCTACAGAGCAACAACAAGAATTAAGCAGCATGGAAGATGATATCGTAAATGCTTTTGCACGGATTGACGGAGATCTTCATCCAATACCTTTGATAAATAGGGAGTGGTAAATTGGCTGTACCGTATAATCTAATAAAGACATTTAATGCTTGGAAAGGATTGGATTTAAGAAGCTCGGATATAACTAGAACATCTGAGTATGCTTCTGACTTAAATAATTTACAGTACAGAAAAACAGGTGCAATGACCAAAAGAAAGGGCTATAAGTGGAAAGCAGATAGCTCTGGCGGCGGTTGTGGTGTATTTAGATATACCGATATAGATAACACTAATGGGGCAGCAATTGAAAGATTGGTATCTATAAGCGATACTTTAAATGAATTAAAAACAGGATCTATATCTATAACATACAGCGGTTCAAACACAGCTTATGTAGATCTAATATTAGAAGATGATGGTAATTTTTATTTAAATGTGTTTGAGGACAATGCACTAATTTCAAGCATAGCTCTTGGCAACGCTGTAGATAGTCCTTCTTTTGTATCTGTTGCAGATTTAGTTTTGGCTATAGATGCTTTAACAGGTTTTACTGCAATAGCAACTGGTGATGACACTGTACCTGCTTGTTTTGCCAACGCAACTAAAAACCTAACTATTACAGCTTCTGCTACAAACATAGAATTTAATTACTGGGAAGCATTAGATAGTTCTATATCTTCTCCATTTCAGGACATAGTAGATAATAAAAATAATTCTAATTTTGAAAACGCTAGTTTTGTAAATATAAATAACATTTTATATATTGGTTCTAGGTTTCAAGATTTATATAAGTTTGATGGTACTAAGGTATATAAAGCAGGAATGCCACAAGCAAATATAATAAGCGCAACAAATATTGGACCGGGAAACGTACCTAATACACCTACCTATATTACCGTATACCGATATACCGATGCTAAAGGAAATATAATAACAGGAATTCCTTCAAACCCTGTAGAAGTAGCAGCATCTAATGCCCAGATAGAATTAGACATTACATCTATAGATTCTACTTCAGGGTTTGACGCAGCTAATGTGATTATTGAAATATATAGAAATAAAAATGGCGGTTTGGGTTATTTTCTAGTAGATGAAATAGCTAACATACCAGGAACAAATCAAACATATATTGATGATAAGGTGGATGCAGATGTTTTAGTTGAATACATAGTTCCTTTAAAACCCCATGGCTTGCCACCGAAACTAGCCTATATAACTTTATATCAAGGTTTACTAATTGGAACTGGGAATACAGATAATGTAAATACTGTTTTCTATAGCGACATAGATAGTCCAGAATATTTTCCTCCAGCAGATAATTCATTTAACACAGAAGGATTAAGAGGAGGACCAAATAGCGGAATTAAGCCTTTAGGAAATTCTTTATTTGTATTTAAAAATAGCTCTATATATCAAATACTTGGAAACATGGCTGATGACGTATTTTCGGTAGACTTATATGGTCAAGGAGATATTGGAGCAGAAGCACATGCCACAATAGAAGAAGTTAACGGAAACCTAATGTTTTTATCAAATAAAGGAGTATATTCTTTATCCCAAACTTCACAAACTCTTCAACAAGTGTCTGAAATCATAGAACCAATATTTACTAGCTTTAAACGAGAATATACCTTTAAAAGAGCTACAGCAATTAATTGGTTAGAGGAAGATAAATACATGGTATATTTGCCTATAGAAGATACTAACAATGCATTTTCTGATACCTCTATAGTATTAGCTTATGATTATTTGAGAGATGCATGGCTAAAATGGTCAAACATAAACGCTGCTGGCGGATTTTGTTTACTGAATAGAGACCTGTATTTTGTAGAATATTCTTATGATGCTATTAGTGCAGCTGTAAGAAATAATATAGCAAAATTCTTTCAAAACGGAAATGAGCAAGATTACGCAGACCATAATGCTGCAATATCTTTTACATATAAATCTCATTGGGAACATTTAGGAGAACCCTCTGTATTTAAAAAGTTCTTAAGAACTAAAGTTCATTCTTTAGATCCTTCTTTAGATGATTTTGAATCAGATTCTTTTGAATTAGAACTTAGATCAGAAATAGATTGGACACTAAGTATAAGTACTCAAACCTTTTTAGATTTCCGAGGAAACCAAGATGGTTGGGGGGACTCTGCGTGGGGACTTTTCCCCTGGGGTAATGAAAGACTAAATTCTATCAGAACTAAAATGAAACAAACTAAATGTAAAGCAATTAGACTAATATTATTAAATGATAAAGTAAATGAAAATGTGCTAATATCTGGAATAGAGATGGAATGTGCAGCACCTTATCAGGGATTTATTAAAGAATAATGAAGTTTACATTAGAAAATATATTTAATATAGACCAGTTAAAAAAACATTTGACCTCTGGTTTGCAAAGACTAAAACTTCAAGATAACTTTGAAGGTGAGGAAATTCAAGTACTTATACCTGCCGGACAAGAAGTCAGGGTACGTAACCCCTTGAATTTTATACCTAGTAGGTATATACTTATAAGTAAGTCCGGTAATAGTACTATTTCTAGGTCAAATATATGGACCCAAGATTACGTATATTTCACTAATTTCGGTCCGGAAAATAGTGATACAATAATCTTTCTAACGAGGAATTAAAAAATATGGCATTACCATTAAGTTTTATAAACAAAAACAAAACCGCATCTCAAATAGCTAAAACAACTGGAGAACCAGTAAGAATGCAGGGCGGAGACATTAATAATCAAGTACAAACGGACTTTAGATCTGGTGTAGGTTTTGGTAAAGAGCTGGTCGGAGATAGCAGTCTTGGACGATTAGGAACTAACTCAGATATTAGATCTGTATTAGAACAAAAAAGAAAACTTGCCCAAGGATTATCTGGGGCTGAAATGCAAGCTCAAACTGATGTTTCTAATCAAAATATAAATGCACAAACAGAAACTGCAAGAAGACAATTAGCGGCTGCACAGGCTAGAAGCGGTGTAAGAGGAGCTACTGCAGGACAACAGCAATCAAATATTATAGCTCAAGGAGCTGAAAATAAAGCAAACTTCCAAAGAGATCTTCTACTAAGAAATAGAGATGCTCAAACTGCTGGTTTAAATAGTTTAGAACAATCAGCAAGTAATACGACTCAATTTGATTTAAGCCAAGCTGCCAAGGAAAGATTCGGTCAAATATCTACGGGACTAGGTATTGCACAATTAGGGGCTACTGAAAGAGGTAGTTTAGCTGCTGCCCAAGCCCTTAAACAAAGCGGCGGTGGCGGAGGAAAGAAATAATGCAGATGTATATAGATGCTCAAAAAGAGATGTACGGTAGAGATGTCATAGAATATGACCACGGGTATGTCTTATTTAAGAGATATGAGGATAACTCAATCTATATACACTTTATGTATACAAAGCCTGAATTTAGACAACAAAGTAAAGCCAGAATGGTATTAAACGACTTAAAAAAGAAATTCAATGTATCATATTTTACAGGATACGTAGATAAAACATCTGGACCTTGGAGAAACGCCTTAATTGCACACTTAAAAGGCGGATATGATATAGTAAGTGTTAATGAAGAATCTATAATAGTTAGCTTAGACGCTAGTCTCTTAGAGGAATAAAATGGACGAAAGAGAAAAGAAAGAAGTAAATGTAAGTGGAGCTATGTCTCGGTTAGGCGGAGGATCTAAGTTAGATAAACAAGCTAATCCTACTCCAGTAAAAAAGAAAGAAGAATCTTCTTCCAAAAGCATAGCTGACACATTTTTAGAATTAGCCCCTTTATTGATAGGAACAGTAGTTGGCGGTTTACCTGCAGGATTAGACGCACAAACCCAAGTAGGAGCGGTTAACCAGGCATCTACAGATAGAAAAAGACAACAAGAACAACAAGATGCTAAACTACAATTAGAACAACAAAACGCAGGTCTTAATCAAGAAAAGTTTGAGTTTCAAAAAGATGTTCAACAAATAAATGAATTAGATAGAACAGATCAAAGAGATCTTCAAAGACAACAACTAGATCAAAGACAACAACAATTTAGTCAGGATCTTGATTTTAGAAATAAAGCTTTACAACAAGACGCAGCGATACAATATGATAGACTAAGTGTTGCTCAGAAAAAGCAATTTGCAAAAGAAAATCCTTCTTTAGAGTCTAGATTGTCTGGTCTTGGCGGCGAGGAAAAGAAACGATTTGATGGCGTTAAAATGGGTTTAACTGCAGTAGGAGATTTAAAAAACGCCATAGATCAAGGCGTAAATAAATTTAGCCTTGTAGGTGATAATCCATATACATTTGCTGCTAATAGATTTGTAGAGGCTATAGGAAGATTACAATCAGGTGGAGCTATTAATGAGCAAGAAGTTGAAAACTTCAAAAAGCTAATACCCGGTGTTACAGATAGTAAACAAATATCTGAATTAAAATTAAAAACTTTACAAGAAGATTTATCCAGTAGACTAAATACTTTAGGGTTTGCTCCTGAAGAATTAGGAATTAGCTCTACACAGTCACAACAAGCTCCAGAAATGTCTAAAAGACAAAGACTAGAGGCTTTAAGGAAAAAACATGCAAGATGATTTGACTCCAGAAGAAATTGCTGAGTTACAAGCATTAGAAGCTATGGAAGCTAAGGCTATGGCTCCGGAACTAAGTTCTGAAGAAGAGCAGGAATTAATGGCTTTAGAAGCCAAAGATGCGGAATATAACAATAGAATTGAAGAGCAAACAACTTTTGGTTCCGTAGCTAGGGGCGTAGCTCAATCTGTAACTTTTGGTTTCGCTGATGAAATTAGCGGGGCAGTAGAATCTTCTTTAACGGAAAAATCATACGAACAAGCTAGAGATGAAAGTAGAACTAATTTTCAAATAGCTCAAGAAGCTAATCCGGCTGCCTTTCTTTCGGGAGAAGTAGCTGGAGGTATAGCTAGTGCAGTTGCTGCCGGTCCTGGCGCTTTAGCTGCAAAAGCTGTGGGAATGGGGGCTATTCAAGCATTAGGAAATAGCGAAGAAGATAAAATAGAAAACCAACTACAAGATGCTCTTTTTGGAGGCGCTGTAGCGGGAGTAATAGATAGGGCTACCTTCGGTGCCGGAAAACTATTCGGTAAGGCAAAAAACCAATTAGGAGACGTATTTCAGACCCAAGCCTCTAGACTATCTCTTAAAGGTTTAGGAATTAAAAATAAAAGTAGTTTAAATAAATTAAATAAAAAATTAGATGCAAAAGGCATTGACACAGAAGAATTCTTAAATAGATTTGAAAATATAGAAATGGCTGACGGTAAAAAACTATTACAAGGGTTTAAATCTCAAGAAACCCTATTAGAAGATGTGGTAAATACTAAATCTATGGCTGGAAAAGACATGGGTGCTGTATTAAAATCTATAGATATAGAGAAAGGAGGATCTGCTGAAATAGACCCTCTAGAATTTGCAGAACACCTAACTTTAGAGGTTTTAGAACCTTTAAGGACTCAAGGCACTTTTGACTCTAACGCAATAGCTGATCAATTAGAAAAAAGAATAGGATTTTTAGCTAATAGAAAATCTAAAATGAGTATGACGGATTTACATAATTGGAAAGTTAATACTCAAGAAAAGGTAAATTTTTTAAAAAAACAAAATACAGATTTAGAGCTTAATTCACAATTAAAGAATATAGTTAGACAATCAAATGAGTTTATACACAGTAAGGTAGAGTCTTTATCTAGTAATCCAAAAGCACTGACTGAGTTTCAAGAATTAAAGAAAACTTTTGGTACTCTAGCCGATGCTGAAGAATTTATAGAACAAGCAGTAATGGACAATAAAGAGGGTATGTTAGGAAACGTTAGAAACGTTTTAAGCAATATTCCTTTTAATGGTGGCTTAACTGTAGTGGGAGGCTTCGCCGGAGGGGTCCCAGGGGCAATGATTGGTACAGCAATTACTGTAGCTGGTAAAAACCCTAAAATAAGTAGGCAATTAGGTAAATCTATGCAGCGTGTAGGTTCTTTTTTAAAAGATAATCCCACTAACGAAAGGTATTATCAAATGTTGGCTAACGCAAGTGTTAGGAGCAATGAAGCCCTTAAAGAAAGCATACAGCTTATAGAGAGAAATTTAGATGGTTTCATTATTGATGAAGAAGAAAAAGCAAGCTACGAATTACAAATTAAGTCATCTAACTATTCAACTAGAAGCAAGATGCAGCTCCTCCAACAGGTTAATCAGGGTCTTATACCCAATATGGAGTCAGCAGAACAAGAGCAGCCCTTTTTACGGGAGTATTCTCCGAGATCCCGAGACAATAACGGTAAAAAAACGTCAAACTAATTATTAGGTAATTTTATGGATGAAAAATATTTGGAAATGCTAGAAAAAATGGACGGTAAAGTGGACTCTATAAAAGAGTGCCAAATTAGAATAGAAAATGATTTGAAATACCATATAAAACGTACAGACATATTAGAAGAAACTGTAAAACCTATGCATAGAGTTTACGACGCTTGTAAACTTATACTTCCTTTTTTAGGTGCCGTGTATGCTTTTAAATCACAAATATTAAAGTTACTAGGAGAATAATATGGGCATATTTTCATTTATAGGATCTATATTTAAACCTGCTGCAGATTTAATAGATAGTATACATACTTCAGAAGAAGAAAAACTTATCATTAAAAATGAGCTAGCTAAGATGCAGTTTGAAATGCAGAGCAAGGTTTTGGAGTATGAAACTAAATTAATGGAGTCTAAAGCATCTATTATTAGTGCCGAAGCTAAGTCTGGTTATTTTATTACTAGTGCTTGGAGACCTATTGTAATGCTTACTTTTGCAGGTATTATAGTAGCTCGCTGGTTTGGGTTAACTGCAGACAATATAAGTGCAGAACTTGAATCCCAATTATTTGATATAATTCAATTAGGAATTGGAGGATATATAATGGGTAGAAGCGGGGAAAAGATAGCAAAAGAGTTAAAATCTAAAAAAGATTAAAACCATCTTTTAAGTTTTCTATAATAGGTTTGACATACTTTAGAAATAATTTTCTTTCGGGTCCCACAATTATATCTTAAATACCATAGTTTTTCTTTTTTAGAGTAAGTTTTACTAAACCAAGATAAAACCATAGCTCCTTTTTCTAGGCTGTAATCTAAATCGTTTAAAAGTCTATTTTTATCTAATTTATAATATTTTACGTTGATATCGTTAATTTGGGCTATTCCCCAATCGCAACTTTTTTGACATGCTTTAGCATTTAATCGGTAGGAAGATTCTTGCATTAAAATGGCTGCATATATAGAAGGAGAGATGTTATATTTTCTAGAATAAGTTTTGATTTTATAAGCTAAATTTATAGCTTTATTTATAGGTATAGGCTTATTCTTTAATATTTGACATTCTATTGTTCCTAATAGACATACAGCCATTAAAATCATATATCTAGCTCTATATGGGGACCGTCAAAGAATGAGTGGTCTTTAACTACACCATCACTATCCCAATCTATTCCGGATCTAATTTTTATACCTAATTGCTGGGCAATTCCTCTAACCATACCTTGCATATAGATAAAACGTTCTCTATCATTCCAGTCTATAGGAAATGGAGCTAAATCTAATGCGCAACCTGTTAAATGTTTAGAGTTCATAGTTTTAGACATACCTGTTCTAACCAGTTCTTCTTGTCTTTCTTTACTTCTAACTCCTTCTAAAACGGTTACATCCATCAATAGGATTAACTGAGAAGCAATTTTCTGTAAATCAGGATGCACACCTTGTAATACATCTAAGCTTTTTTTACTAAATTTATACATTATAACCTCCTTAGTTTTCTAGTGTTTAATTCTTTTCTTATTTCATCAAAATATAGAGCTACTTTAGAGTGCCTATATTTCGGAACCCTACATTCGGATAACAATCCATTTTTAACAATGTCTTTACAAGCTATTACACCTAGTATTTCAACTTCCTTGCCTTTTACACAAGTAAATGCAAAAAACTCATCATCCGCTGGGTTAGCCACAATTTTATCTCTTCTTTGAAGTAACCATGAAGAACCATATCTTTTTTTAGATGCTTCCCCCTGGGATTTTACATGTATTTTATATGTTTTATCTCCATTAGTAACATATAAATCAGCATCAAAAGATTTTCTTTGTTTATCATAAATAGTTAAATCAGGCTTAGTACAATAGAATCCTTTATCTTTAAAATACTTTTGGACACCGTATTCTCCTGTTGTACCTATTACAATATCTTCTATCATTTTTTCTGTTCTAGATTCTCCTCTATAAGAATATAGATCTCTAGATCTCCCTATTCTATTAGTAGCAAAATCTTTAGCTTTCTGATACAGGTAATCGCTAACTTCAATAATCACAATATTCTCCCAAAAAACATCCACACATTATATAGAATATACCCTGTACAGAAGGTTAAAAATAAAAAGTATATCATGATTGATATACCTGCTAGGTCACTAAGAATCTTCTTTAACATATAACACCTTATCTAAGAATTTAGGAAAACTAGCCATTCCAGACTTCCTAAATAGGATTAATAATTCTTTGTTTGTAACTAATTTACATTCTTTGTTGGAACACTTTATTTTGCAGAATTTACACACTTTTAATAAGGTGTCCGTATCTCCTTTTTCTTTCTCCATACCCAACTCCTTTAGACAAATCATTAGCATTATCTCTTTCTGCCTTTTCTATTTGTCTTTTTAACTTGTCTTTTTCTACGTCCATAGCTCCGCAGTTACAGCCAGAACTCATTATTCTTTCCATAGAACAAATACAAGACGTAGACTCTTGTTCCGAAACTAGGCTAAGACTTCCGTGATCATAATCTTGTACACCGTCTCTCATCATATCTGCTATCTGTTTTTCTATAGATTTAATTTGGTCTGTATACCAATCATTCATGTTGTATCCTTATTTGGTGTAAAAAGGGTTAATCATTGACTCTACTTTAATATCTACGTCAGGGGTAACTTTTTGCATATTCTCAATCATAATTCTTTCTTGAATAGGCAACATTGTTTCCGCCAATACAAGAGGAACTTCGGTGATTATTTCATCATGTACAAAACCCCTTAAGGTAAATCCGTTTCTATATAGATCGTACAAAGCTAGTTTTGCTCCATCCGCAGCTAAGCCTTGGAACGGTGTGTTTTTCTCTGCTGTATATCTAGTATTTCCTCTTACCCTACCTGTTTCTGTAATCGAGTATCCAATTTCATTTGCCATGTACTCATTCATTTCTGGAAAAGCTTTAAACCATGCGTCTCTCATTTCTTTTGCTTCATCATAATCAATGTTTAATTCGTAAGTTTTTGCATATTCAATAAAAGTAGCAATTCCAAGACCCCCAGGAAAACCGAAATTAGCAGCTTTCGCTGACTGTCTTTCTCCTTTAGTAACATCAGATATTGGCTTAGAATAAAGAACTGAAGCGTAATATTTATGTAAATCCTCACCATCATTTATCTTATCTCTCATTAGACTTCTTCCATACCTTTTATAGCAAACCTGAGCTAGAGTAGCCAATTCTAGGGTAGAATAATCTGTTATAAGAAAAGTGTTGCCCTCTTGGGCTTTGAATAATTGTCTTATTCCACCTTCTTTAGGTAATTGTTGAAAATTAGGGGATTTGCAAGAAGTTCTTCCTGTAGTCATAAGAAGATTGTACCTTGGGTGAACTATGTTAGAATCTAATTTTCTTACAAAGCTAGTAAGTTTTTCTATTTTGTGATAATCAACATAATCTTTTACAAAAGGTATTTGAGCATAGTCCTCTAAATCTTCAGCTTTAGTACTTAGTTCTCCGTTTGCTGTTCTCGGTAATTCTTTAGAAAAACCTAAAATGTTTGCGGCATTCTCAAAGGCTATAGAACCTCCCTTCATGCCTCGAACCCAGCCCCAATGGGCTAATTGAGTTCCTAAATCATTAAGGCGAGAATCTAAATTAGATAATAACTCTGTAGCTTTTGGTAAATCAAAACCAATACCGTTTTTATAGATAGAATTTAGAGCTAAATCACCTTTTAATTGTATATGGTGACTCATATATTCAAACAAATATTTTTCTCTCAGTTCTTTGTATGGAAGTGAAAAAAATCTAGAAAGTAAATCACTGTAAACATCATATGTAGCTATAACGTCTTTTGCGCCATACTCTATCATATCTAAAGGTATATGATTAAATTCCATACCCTTATAGTCTCCCCAATTTAAACGTAAGTGATCATCTTTCGGTAGAACATATCCTCTAAACTTTTCTGCAATCATGGCAAGATTGTACTTAAAAGGTACATATCCTTCTGTAGCTAAAAACCATAATCTGTAGAGAATTGAAGTGTCCCATATTTGATTGTTATCTATTAAGTCATCTAATATAGATTTCCCGCCTTCTTTATTTATAACATCATAATCGAAAGCAAAGTTGTGCAACACGTAACTAAAGCTTTTATTAACTTTAAAGAAAGAAACTACGTCCCTTGGATACACATAATAACAATTGGAATTGTCAAATGCTTGAAATGCTACCATGTTAGGAGTTTTAGTAAAATCCTTAATAACATTTGTTTCTGTATCTATAGCTATTATTTTATTATCTAGAGGAGAGAGGCGTTGCCCCTCCCATAGTAGTATATTTACAGAATCTCTAGTACCTAAAGTAGTAGTTCCCAATTTCATTAAAACTCCTTAGAAGCTTCTAGCAAATTTCTTAACTTGATTACGTGGAGGGTATCCATTATTTTGTTCTTTAATGTATACTTCTACAGCTAATTCTTTATCTCTAAGAATACCTGCTAATAGACCGTATTCTCCATTTAAAGCACCCAGAGCTGGTGAACCAGTATTTTGTAACATAGACTCAATCTTTTGTCTACCGATCTCCACAGCTTTTTCAGATCCTGTATGGTTAAGAATATAGTTTTCCATAACCCTGTATCCTTTATATTCATTATCTCCTATAATAGATAGCTGTACTTTAGCCATAGTGTACTCACCTTTATCTGTTTTCCCTTCTGCAAGATCTAGTTTTTCAACACGAACAGTGTAGTTACCCGCAGGAACTGGAATAAATTCTTTTTTAGTAGTTGAAGTTCTGTTTGACATAAGTCTCCTTTAATTTATTGTTTCGCCAGGTAATCTGACTATTAATTCAGCTAAACTGTCCAAGTAAAGTAGTATACCAGCTTCTACAAGATTTATTATTGTTACCTGTTCATGTGGTTCCAGGTCTTGAAATTCTTGTAGTTGTACTAGCTTTAACTTAGCTTGTTGTAGTGCAACTGAGTTAGTTTGTGTTAATCTCATAAAAACGACAGTTGATCGTATTCCTGAGCTAGTATGTCCATATTTTTTTCTTCTAAAACAATCATAGAGTTTAGAAGTTCTATGGCTTTTCTTAAGCCCGGTAATAAACTTTTTTTATGTTGCCAAGAAAGATCTTGAGTATCTACAATAAAGTCATATTCCGTTATAAGTTCTTTTCGTGCTTGTTTTAAAGTTTGCATTATAGCAGTCTCCCGTCAGCTTTTTTCTTTAGGTTTCTATATACAGCTCTTGCTGCGTCGTTGTGAAATACAGTATAAGACGATCTATGTTTTAAGTCAAGTCTTGTTTCTCCAGCCTTTGCTGTAGCATCTTTATTAACTGTAAAATAAGGAGTCCTTGCGGACTCAATAGTTTTATATTGTCTTTTAGGTATGCCAGAACCAGTTTTAAAACCAGCTATTCTACGTATTGCTCTTGCTTTTTTACCTCTCATACTCGATACCTCAAAACTTCAATACGATATTCTTTTAGTTCTGCAATTATTTTATCAGGTATTCTTTCTGCGTATTCTACTTCATATTTTAAATCTGTATGTGCTTTATACATTAAAGATAATAAATAAAGAGTAATAGCCTGTATAGCGAATAGAATAAAAAAGATAAATAAAATCATAATACCTCCACGTATTTTAATACTTTTATAGCGACGTAAACTTGTAATAACAAAAATATAAACCCTAAGACGGCGTTAAACGCCAATCTTAGAAATTCATTTAGTACCTCTTCAAATTCCATGTAAACAAATCTCCTTTAATTTTGTCTGTAACTCTTCTATAGATCCGTTATTTATTATAGTTATATCTGCTTTTAATGATTGATTTTCACTTTCATGACTATCTTCATCTATTTCTCCAGGTCTAACTATTTGTACAATCAATCCGTTTCTATTTTTAATTTCTTTTACTTCATTAGGAAATCTAATGTCAGTTATAATTACAGGTTCGTTTATAGAGGACCATCTATCTATAGAGGATGATCCTAATTTAGTAAAAAAATCAGGGTCTAAAGATCGGCATATATCTGTACCTATAAGCTGCATTAGTTCTCTCAATGTTTCTATTTCTCTTCCTTCCAATATATCACGAATAATATCTGTTTGTCCAGCGCTTTCAAAATTAAAGGGAATTAAATCTATAAACCTATTACAATCTTCTTCTGTAATAGTCCAAGGTTCTATAAACTTTTCTTCTTTAAAAATAGGGTCTTCTAAATAATGTAGATGAATGTCAAAAACATCACATATCAATTGCTTTAAGGGTTGTGCAAACTTAACATGTGCAAAATCATGTTCATCAATAAGGGGTCTGGCGGCAGTGTCCTTACCGCTACCTTTTTTGCCTATTAAACCAATTATTTTACTCATTATTCTCCTCTAAATAAGCAGATCTCTGGGATATATATTTCTTTAACTTCTTTAGGATTAAAGTATATTCCTGTTTCTCTAGCTTTTTTAAGTTGTTTTATTGCTGTTTTGTATTTTTTTCTTCCATTCTCAAGAAACTGTTTGGACGCTTTGACAACGGCGCATTCCGACGTTTGTTTACTTGTAAAGCAAAAAGTAAACCCATGTTCTTCGCCAGTAATTTGCGTAAAGGCATCGCAGTAAAGCGCAGCACTGAGGTCATAGTCGAATTTGAGGCACGTGTTAACCATTTCATCATAAGATACTCCGTTTCCTGTGGTTTTTAAATCTATTATTTGTTTATCTTTTAAATAATCACAACGTACCTTTACTTTTACTCCATCTAATTCCACACACAATGTTTGCTCTGCTTGTCCGCCTTCAAAAAGCTCTGCTGCGGCTGGGTGTTTTCTAATGTTATTAGCTAACTGATTAGCAAATTCCTCATTAGATTTAACCATTATTATTTTGCCTTCATTATCTGCACAAAACTTATCGTATTCTCTTCCTCTTCTTACCTTGCCCTGGTATACCGCAACTACGTCATCTAAGGTTTCTGGTTCTAAGATCATAGTATGTAAGTATGTACCAAAATCTAGGGCTGCTCCAGATAATTTCATAGAAGGATCGTTTAAAACATATTGTTTATAAAATCCCTCAGGGTCTCTTAACATTTTCTTTAGAGAAGAAGAAGAAACGTAGGTCCTATCCCCGTGATATTCCTCGTTACTTATGTCTCCATTAAAACCTAATTTCATAATTGAACCATCCCTTTTGCTTGTCGTAATAGGAAGGTGTTTAAACCTCCATTTTCTATTATTAGATACAAGGCATCTTTAGATGCTTCATAATCTGTTTGGTTTGCTAAATTAGCGGCAGTAAGTATTCCGATAATAATGTCTGTTTTTTCATTATCTTTATCATACCCGTATTCTCCGTTTAACGCTAGTTTCGCAAGGGTTTCTAAGGTAACATCTACTTCTTGATTGTCTTGTAGTATTGTAGTTACGTTTATAGAAAAACCCTCCCTTACTAAAGTTGCTAATCCTCTAGATCCTATTTTATCTATTCCTTTAGATACTACGGAATACAATCCATCGTCCCTTGTTCGTACTTTTAGTGAAGTGTCCATTACTCATTTTCTCCTATCCAAGTGTATGTTATTTCTAAATTTCCTTTTTTATCTACTTTTTTTACGTCTTCTCTTACTAGTCTTGCTTCCTTTAAATCTCCAAGTATCTCTGCTCTTTGTTGTTTTCTTACACCTCTAACTGCATTTGTTATTTCAGATAATGTAGCGTTTATTTTTCTTTGTATGTAAGTTCTAATTTTAACATATTGTTCGTCAGATTTATTTTCAAAAATCATAGTACCTATAGCGTGTCTAAAGTTTTCTATGTTTTTGTCCACAATACTTTCAGCAAATCTAAAATCAACCATATTTACTTTAGCAGGTGTGATTGTATATGTTCTACTTATACTATTTAATAATGCAATTTTACAACACATTTGATATCCCCTACCTATAATAGCTCTTAAGGGAGAATTTATATCTTCCAAAGATTTTATATCATGATATTTTCTAAATAAAGTATCTGCATATTTCTCAACCTCCTCAGTTTCTGTTTCTGCAATTAGTATACTATGAGAGTGTGTATCACTTAATTTTCTAGTTTCTACAAAATCAGAATCTGGCATAGGTTTATACATATGTATAGCCTGTAAGGCTGTTTTTACAGAATCATTTATGTTAAATACTTCTTTAATACGATCGCCGTCGGCGTCTGGGTCCCCGAAAAAAAGTAAGCATCTTCCCATCAATCCTTTTTCTACAGAACGTATGTTCATAGACTCTTCAAATCCTCTAGGGGTAGTCGACATTAATATGGTTACATAGGGTCTAGCACAAGCCCCTTTTGTTTTCCCGCCTGCTAAAGCCCTACCTGCAAAATGACCGTTAGAAGTGGTAAAAAGCTCACACAAAGTATCACCTATCCCTGCGTTGTAAGCTGCGGTGCCGTTAGATGCTACCCCTAAAAGAGAGGACGCTTCATCTATACAATCAAGTCTTATGTCTTTAAACTCTAACATATCCATTAAAGCTGCTTCTGAAACATAGTTTCCGCACCCTACTTTATTAGCCATGCCGCTTTGTAACAAAATGTTTTTAGCAGTTTGTTGTGGGGCGTCTTTTCCGGATGCAGAAGGACTTATATTTAAACAATATAGATTTGCGCAGTTTCCTTCAAAAGTAATTTTTCTATCTACTATAACCGACATGGTACACAAAGCTGCTGATATAGCTAATTCTGGCTGTTTATACCATGAATTTTTTAGTATGTGGCTATGTATTTCATACAGTAGACCATTATCTTTTTTATTCAAAATCATATTCAACCCGTGTCTTTTTTATTTTTTTCAATGCCCCACTTTTTATTTGTTTATATTGTAAACCTAATTCATATATAGATATTTCTTCATCTGTAGTATATCCTCCACCGTTTATTGTACTATACATTTGATTATTTTTAAATCTTTTAGCCTGTATAGAATCTAATATAGACACAGCAAATTTTAAGGCATTAGTTAAAGCATGGCTATGTCTTTGGCTTTGTTCAAATAGATCATCAAACAAAGGTGCTTCATGGTTTTCTATATCAAATTGCACCAATTCTTCTGATATTCTTATTAAAGAATAAGGTTCTCCTTTATCCATTTTGTCCAGGAGTATGCAGCACTGTTTCCTTAAAGAATCCGTTCTTCCATTTACAACCCGCATAGTACTGCCTTGCGCATTTACTATTCTAGGCATACCAAATCTATCTGGAAATTCGGCTTGCATCATTATCTGTAAATTACTTACTAGTGCAGGAGGTAGTATAGGTAAATCCTCTAAAGAATCTAAATCTAATAGTCCTTCAACAACCTTAGTTTCGGAAACCCTAACAGGATTCCATTTGTATTTCATTCCCGCAGGATGTATAGAAGGAGCTATAGTTACCTTTTTATTAGCTGCCAGTACTTCAAAAATTACATTTAGACAGTTATCTTTAACCATGTAATTGCTTATGCCCGGGTATCCTCTATAGAATCTTACAAAGCCTTTAGACCCTACTCTTTCTACGGGAGAGGGTGGTAAATTCTTTTCTAGAAACTTTATAAATTTCTCATCGTCAGTATCTACATCTATAACACATAGATTGTTAAAGCTGCCTAGAGGTACTGCAATATTTGTCTCTGTATAGGTGTCAAACCACTCGTTCTGGAGGTCTTTTGTTACTTCCGTGTCGCAATACTTGCTCCAATTCATAAAGCCCCTAGGGGGGCGTTTTGAGGCATATCCGTCCGGTATTACATTTATACCTTTTAAAAAATATTTATTAGCGTATTCTTTGTAAATGTTTTTACTCATGATCATTTTCTCCTATGTAATCGTCTATAAACTCTTCCTTCATATCCTCATAATGACTCCTGGAATCACTGCAACAATCTAACTCCATAACCCAATGCTCGCTCCAGGCTATTAATGCTTCATTTTCTAAATCTCTCACAAGAAGCCCCATATGATGAGACTCCATCTCTTCTATGCACTTCTTTACGTTCTCCCATCCTTGTACGAACCTAGGCTTACAGTTATTATATCCATCAGTATAATAGATACTGAAGTGAGTAGTGCTATCGTATTGTCTTATCTGGATCTCATAGTTAGTATTGCCGTTCAGCTCTGGTAATGACTTATATAAACACTCATCGAATAAACTCTTGTATCTTTTAAATCCGTTAATTCTTTTCATTGTAATCTCCTTAATGATTATGTCTATATAACCATTATATACTATAACTTTATTATGTCAAGCTTAAAATGATTATTAAGCAAATTAAAATTTAAAGTTAAATCCCCTCACAACCGGATGATCATCCTTATCCATAAAATACCTTTTCACCATATTCTCCACAGAACCATACCTAATCTTTGCACCCAATCTAACTATTATTTTTACAGGGTACATACATATTTTTAAAATAAAATCATCTTTTACACAAAAAACTTTTAGAATATATAATAATTCCCCACTAAGTTTTTTTTGTATTACGTATTTATTTATTCTAAAAATGTTTTGGGGTCTATCTACATCGTATTTATTTAATCTAAATCCAACAAACAAACTAAACATTGCTAAAAGGTATATTATTGGTAGTCCTAAAAATCCTACCATAGATTTGTTTAAGAGTCTATAGTATAGATAATCTCTAGGGTGTAAGGTTACTTCTTGTCCTAGTGCGGTGTATTTTAATCCTTTAATATTTTTATTAATTAGCTCTGTCCCCTCTAAGTGAAATAGCTCTGCCATACAGATATATGCTGTAAGTTGATCGTGACTAATACTTTTTTCCGGTACAGTAGGTTCTATATGATTAGGAAATCCCTCTAAATAAGCTGTTATAAAGTATTTAGATATGGGGTGTTCTCTGAAAATTGGTTTTCTGTTACTAAACATATATTCATATAGTCCAAACAAAAATTCATTTTCTATATGCTTACCTGATTCTGATTCAAACCGGGTAGGTAAATCGTATGGTGTTCTAAATTTTTCACTCATGTTTATTTTCCCTTGTATTTAAATATTCTTACCCTAATAGTATAGCTGGGTAAGTATATTCAACTATACTATTTATGGTAAACTATTTTCTGTCGTAAATTTCTCCACAAACTTTAGCAGCTTTTAAACCCTCAACACCTTGCTCCAAAAGCTCCTTAACGCATCTCAATTTTCTATCTACATAAATTTCGTTTTGAGTATGTACACAAGAAACCATGCTAATCATAAAACCAATAATAATTAAATTTTTCATTTTAAATCTCCATTTTTAATTGCTGCAATCATAAACCTGTAATTATTTATTTGTTTCTCGGTATACCCTTGAGACTTACCTAATTCATTTATAAATTCACTGGTCCAACTATTAATATGATGACCTTCACATCCTATTTTTAAGTAATCCTCATGATAAAAACAAAAATGCCTTCCTAGAGTGAAAGATAATATTGAAGTATTTTCTAAATCAGCACATTCTAAATAAACTCCTCTTAACTTAGCCCCTTCTAAATAAGCTCCTCTTAAATCAGCACCTCTTAAATCAGAACCTCTTAAATCAGAACCTCTTAAATCAGAACCTATTAAATAAGCTTCTTTTAAATCAGCACCTCTTAAATCAGAACCTCTTAAATCAGAACCTACTAAATAAGCTTCTTTTAAATTAGCAGATCTTAAATAAGCTCCTCTTAAATCAGCACCTCTTAAATCAGAACCTCTTAAATCAGAACCTATTAAATAAGCTCCTTTTAAATCAGAACCTTCTAAAAAAGCTCCTTTTAAATCAGAACCTTCTAAAAAAGCTTCTTTTAAATTAGCACCTTCTAAACTTTCAAACTCTTTAGCATAATCATTTAAAAAAGTAATTTCATAATTTCCATTGACTAATCTTTTCACAACAATTCTCCTAAGTATTTTAATAAACTTTTCTTATCTCTAAAGCTACACGTATACTCAAATTCTTCATAACTCTCGTTAACCAAATAGGATCCATCATCTAGCACTGTTATGTTTACCCCTATCATGTCTCCCCAATTAGAACTACCATCGCCGTCTTTAAATTCTAATTCTATTGCCGCACCCATATTATCTCCTTATTAATTTTAATCCAATATGTTACAATTTCTGTCACATACTGGTCAATATTTACAAAACTATTTAACTTTTAAAATGGACAGGGTATGTCACTTACACGCAACCTCTCCTCTGCATACTCTATTAAATCAAAAGTACAATCAAATTTATATAGATAAAACATACAAGTATCAAACAATTCTTTTTCTATGTTTAGTCTATGTAATTCTTTTATTATTCTTTTATTCATTACGCTTCTCGTCTAGATATTACTATACCTATAGATTCTAATAAATGCATGGCTTCTTTTAAAACTTTAGTTGTATCAGCATCCAGCACATAGTCATCGCAAGGTATATTTTCTAGATACCATTCTTCGTCACAAGATAAAACCCTAGTTTCGGATGGATATTCTAAGTCAAGATCACGTTGATCATTTAATTTATCAAATAAGTTTCCCATATGTTTCTCCTTTAATTTATTGTAACATTTATAAATAAGAATTACAAGAACTATTTGTAAGAAATAGCATGTATAGTCAATTCTTTTGTTGTTTTATTTAGGCTACCAGAGATTTGTACATCATCTGCCCAGCAAACTGAACCTGATCCTCTCTTTTGAGAACCAAACGTCCCAGAAGATCCATATGAGGCTTCTACGTTATCACAAAACTCTCCTAGACTATCAGAACATACATCGTTAGAATATACATCAAAGAATTCTCCATTATTTATAGATTCCACCCAGATTCCGTCTAAGACTTTTTTACATTCGTTTTTTCCTATAGTTGTTTTGGTGTGCATTAGAGGAGTTTTACCATCTTCTCCGTTCTCTCCATCTTTACCGTCTAAAATTAAAGTTTCAGTTCCGTCTGAGCATTTGATTAGGGTGCCTAATTCTACTTTAGATACGCTACATCCTTGGTCGTTCTCTTCTGTAACTGTTTGTACAAAAGCGTTGCCGCTATCTTTTCCACATGAGGTTAATAAAAGTGTTCCGAAAGTTGCCAATAATAATGTTTTCATTTGTTTCTCCTTTTGTTATATTATAATAAACAGCCTAAAATAATTATTCCACAGAGTGCTACGCCAAAGGTAGGCATATAAATCGCAATTTGTATACCTATGAATCCCCAAAAAACTGAACCGATAACAAGATTTAATTTATTTAACATAAATACTCCTTTTTTTAAGTTTACCACGTCTAAGTAAAATGTCAACAATTATTTTTAATTTATTATTTCTTTTTTTAGAGTAAAAATGTAATTTTATGTAGAAAAAATGTAATTTTTATGTAATTTATGTAATTCTAAAAATAAATTTAATGATTACAATAACTTAGGCTGATTTACAAATTACATAAAATGTAGAAAAAATGTAATTTTTATGTAATTCTATGTAAAAGTGTAAGCAAAAATTTGGGTCGGGCTTAATCGCAGGAAAGTTCTAAGTATTTGTTATCTATAGTATTAGCCTACTTATTTGATAAAGCCTATAAAAAGACTTGCTTAATTATAGTAGTCTGTATAATAATATTAGTATACCTAGCCGCCGAGAGGCGGAAATACATGTACAATCATTCTCTTAGTAAGACCAATATTAGTAGAGGCAAATTTTAGTTATGAGATCATTGCGCCTACTATTCAAATCACCACCATTTAGTATAAACTCAGCATACTATAGGAACCGTCAACGCACCAAAGAGTGCCGAGCATGGGGAAACCAAATACATTGCCAATTAGCCGAACCGCAGGTTGCGGCAGCCCTCAAACTATTCAAACAATCCTTAACTTCGCATACCAAATTACAGGTAGAACTTAATTTCAAGTATCCCGAACGGACCCTTTACACTTTAAGTGGAGAAGTTTCACGCCGGAGTATGGACCTATCCAACATAGAAAAGCTACTCATAGATTTAATATTTGATAAACGATTTCAAGATAGACTAACGGATAACGGTTACTCCATAGTCTCTTTAGAAGAAGATGATAAGAAAATAATGAAATTGATTAGTACTAAATCCTTAAGCGAAGATAATACTAATCAGATAGAGGTTATTATAACAATACTTGACTAATTCCCCTGTTCCTTAGCCTCGGTAAACGAAACAAAGTCCTCCATCATTTCCATTATAGTCTCATTACTTAAGCCTTGAGCAGCTAACCTAGTATATCCAATCCGAATACCTAGATCATCACCTCTCTGTAGAGCAGTCAACAAAGAGTGCATAGTCTCAAATACTTCTCTAGCACTAAGCTTCTTTTTCACTTTCAACCTCCTCTTTAATTACTAAATGCTTATAAGTCTTTTCCTGCAGTGCATAATGTCCACAGTTCTTACAAACACCTTCTTTATCTACCAAAACCTCTCTATAATTTGTCAAGGTCTTCTTAGTATCCATTAAGCTACAATTACAAATATACTTAATCATGCTGCCTCCATTAAAGCTGTTACCTCTTCTTCATCACATCTATCAGGAGATAAATATAATTCAAATTCTCTCAAGGTAATATATTTATTCCAATTCTCCCTAGCCGAAACTAGGTAATTAGCATATGTCTCTCTATCACCATCTTTACAAGCCTTAGCCCACATAAGATAAGCTCTAAAGGTTTGTTTACACCTTAGACTGTTCATTTTAATCCTCCTCACGCTCAACCAGCTTAATAACATCTTTCTCGTTAACGCATCTGATAGTATCTAAACTATCAAACAAAACTATATAGACATCATTACACTGCTGCAATACTTGACCTAGAATCTTGTCATGATATTCATTTAACTTAACCTGTAAAACATCTTTCTTCTTATACATTACTTTTCTCCTTTATAAAAACATTTACTAGAATCAACGGTTAAACCCAAACATAGATCGTATTCTATCTTAGCTCTGCTTTTAGAGTAGTTACTCATAAACTCACTGGTAGCAATACAAAACAGATAACCAACAAATAAAATAACACTAACAAACAACAGATTACTCATAAACTTATTTTTCATTTCTTTCTCCTCGTAGTTTTATTTCTCTAGCAATTTCTCTAATAGTATTTAAAAGTACCAAACTATCATTAAAGGTAACGCAATCAAACTCTTTAACTATAAGCATAGATCTTAGCTTATGTAGTTGAGCCGTTTCATAGTTTTTATATAATCTCTTATCCATAACTTCTCCTTTCCATTAGTATACCAAATTAAATACGGTTTGCGGTAATAAATATCATAAATCTACACATATTCCTGCAATTATAGACACTTACATAGTTGTAAAAATTTCCTCGCGGTTGGAGCGAAGCGACACACACTACGCGAGACCACTTATGATACCTCGCATAATGCTGGCTTTTATTATACTGAGTAGTGAAGCCGACTGAGGCTGAGCGGATATTGTGCTTGGGTTTAGATTGTGTAATCTCGTACTTCGTACTCGATGTTCCCGCAAGGAAATTTTGGTGTGCGATCTTTACGACAAACTAAACTATTTAGTAGGCGATGTAACCTATATTAATCGGTGGTCAGTTAGCATATTATTTTGCAAAACTATGTTCTGGTTTATACTAGGTATATATAGTCACCTAGGAGTAGACAAATCATGCTTAAAATAAACCAAATAATATCAGATTGGAGGACAGGCGATGTAACCTATATTAGAGGTGGGGAAAATAAGGGTGAATTAGGAGACCAATATTCATGCCAAGTTAGTCAGGACCTACATTGGCGCGACATATGCTAGTGCAAATACTGTGCCGCCTAATATTGGGGAGTTATTGCCCCCCATAAATTATGCCCCCCCCTTACATTGGATAAGAAAAGAAAAAAAGGTCTATA